CACTAAAACTCATAATCCGAATTAACCACTCGAATTGTTGTGTGCAATGAACTGTCTTGCCTTTCTTGCCATGAGTTTTTGCAAAGACCCAAACTGGGTTGATGACCTCTTCGAGGATGTCAACGATATGGATGGGCCTGTCGCCGAGGATTGTGTGGACACTACCTTGGACGCAGCCCTTGTAGGCGATACTACATGGGAAAAGGGATGGCAGCCACTTCATTCAATCGGTGCAGCTGGTCCCAAGGAGTTGGTCTTCGGAAACGTCTCCAGTGATGAGGTGAAACTCCTCACAGAGCATATAGGCATTGAGCCTACGGATAGCTCGTCCGATGCAGTGATGGACACTCAGTTAGCCCCTATTGTGATAGGTGAGCTTCAATGTGTTGACAACACCCAATTAGCTATCAGCTACAATGCTGAGCTACAAAGGGGTGATATCACCGCGGCACCCGAAACTGGCTTTGCGAAACGAGTGACTCTCGTTGAGGTTAGCCTGCATCGGCGGGTGCACAAGCACCAGCGTGGGAGATTCGTGGCCAGTATCACTTCGGAGATCAAGGCTAAAATGGGAATCCCCGCCAAGTCGAAAGCAAACGACTTGACCATTCGCTACTTAGCCAATGGTAGGTGCAAAGAGCTTGGAGTGAGACCAAAACACGCCCAAGCAATCGTGGAGTTAGTGCTGGTCATGGTGTATACCCCAGACCAGTGCGACATCGCTGCCGCCAAACTTAACAATAGCGGAGCGCGGAAAGCTGCGTGGAACGACTACAGCTGGGCCAACAAGAGCCTGTTGTACAGGACGTTCACGCCACGTTTCCTCCATGACCTCAACTCTCACGGGCCAGTAAATGGTCCTGTGGGTGCTTGAGGGCGCTTGGTAGCCACACATGGGAAGAGTCATCAATCCACAATGACTCATCCCGGATTGCGCGTGTGGCGTAACCAGGCGCAGGTCGGGGTTCGCACTTTGTACTCAATCAGTGAATTGAGTCCAAGTCAACCCCTAGGCGTCAACAACGCGGATATCACCACTCTCGAGTGCGCGTTGTTGGAGCGGATGTACTATTGTAAAGTGAAGGGGGAGTTCGTGGCCCCACCCCCAGTGACAACTGGGATCTACACGACGAGGTTATCCACCTTTAGTTCTAAGCTTGCCAATTTATTGCGCACCTCCACCCCGGTTTCCCTCGACAATGTTGTCGAGATGTATCAAGGTCGTAAACGCACAATATACAGCAATGCGAAGGTAAAGCTAGAGACAGTAGGACTGACTCGTAAACACGGCTACCTTAAC